CTGTGTTAAGGTCTCCTGTGTTAAGGTCTCCTGTGTTCCAGTCTCCTGTGTTAAGGTCTCCTGTGTTACGGTTTCCTGTGTTACGGTTTCCTGTGTTAAGGTCTCCTGTGTTAAGGTTTCCTGTGTTACTGTGAGCTATCATCTTTATTTCTCCAAATGTTGTGCTAAAAAAATAGAAGTGTTTATAATTCATATATTTTTTAACATGTTTTTTATTTTTATTGTATTTTTCTCTCTTAATTGTTTACAATTAAATAAACTTTGCTACTCACACTATTTATTAGGCGATGAGTAGCCCTTCAAATTTATTCACATATTTTTATAAATAAACTCTTTAGAAAATTACTCATCACATAACTCTTTTATTATTTGTTTATTCTCGTTTGTAATAATCGCATGCTTCTCTATAACATCAAAACTTTTAGATTTTTTGTATGCTGTGATTGCTCTATTCCACAATTCTTCGTTTTCAGGTACTATTTCAATCTTTTTCTTTTGAATAATTTTAGGGCTTATTCTTACACCACCAACACGAGTACCCATCAGACTTGCTGATTCATCAATATATAACTGTATTGTTAAATTACACCAGTCATCAACAAAAGAGCTTCCCGATAATTGTTTAAGAGTTTTTGAGTTGGTAGCGTTCAAAACTAAAGGTTTAATATTTTCGCTAAAATAAGCAATATTTGCATCTATTTTTTTCCCCGCAACCTTTGCCCCAAATTCTTGTCTTACTTGCTTAATAGTAAAGATTAAATCACTACTTTGCTCAATAAAATCCTCTAAATCTGCACAGCCCAAATGATCACTTTTAAAAACTTTTCTGTAATGTGTTTTTGACATCTTATTTTCTCCTTTCATTAATAATTATCCATATTGCTATTTAATATAATTTCTTTTTGATTTTCAACATAAACAATAAAACCGTTTATCCTTTCTTTCATTTCTTCAAATTCATTTTTCAAATCTTCTTTATAAAGGCGATGAATGAATATTTTTTTATTGGTGGCGTAGTTATCACAGTAACTTATATAATCAATCCATTTTCTATTAGAAGCATATAAGTTAAAGTAAACCTGCCACTTATAAGCTGGATCAACCCCCTGTCTTTTTATATTTGCAAAGTGTACAGTAGGTATAACAGATTTTACTTCTATAATTCCATCATCTTCTACCAATCCATCGGGTGAGCAACCTAATACACCATCAGAGAAAAACCCACCTTTTTTGACTTCGCAAAAGTTATATTCTTCATATAATGCTATTGCTAAAGGTTCTTGCCCATGTCCTCGAGCCATGTGGCTATTAGTATAATCTGATTCTATTTTATTTCCTGTTATTTGCTCTATAGCTAAATTAATAGCGTATTTTTTAGCAACTTCTCCAAATGATTTTCGGATATGTGCCATGATGCAACCAATCTTAGACCCTGTAATTATTCCAGATCTTAGATCAAACCACTCATCAGAATTTTGTCTAATATCGTAAAATTTCACAATTTACCTCTATAAATTTTTAAAAAATAAATGTATATTAGCCATAAACTTTGTCCTAAAAGTTTTACAGTAAACATTTTTGCCATAAATATGTCATACTTCAAACTTGTTTTTATTTTTAAAAATATTTATCATTTTATTTCTCCATTATTTAATTATTTTAAACTCTTTTAATATTTTCAATATGTATAACTGATGCGGTATAGTCATGCACACAATAAGAGTCATAATCTCCTTCGTTAACATCCCAGTCAACCTCAAAGAATACATTCACATTAACTTCTAAAGTGATGCTGTCATTTATATAAATATAAATTTCGGGGTAATTATCTTCCCAATAACTGCTATCTAACCAGCAACTATCAAAGTCTATACTCTTCCAAACATTATAAGGACTACTTCTAAAGTAATTTTCTTGTATCGATTCCCAAATCTCTGCAATTGTGTCATTATCACAGAAGCAATCAAACAAGAATGTTTTCATCTGCTCATCATCTAGACTAGATACTTTTATATTGTCAAGCTCATCTACATAAGCTTCACTTAAATCTAAATCGTATTTCATAATTATTCTCCTTTGGTTAATTAACTACATTAAGTAATAACTATTAAAATAAAGCTATTATCTAATATAATTTGTCTGCCTTGCAGATTTGAATTATTTTTTAAATATCTTTTAAACTAGCATCATTCGCTAACTTTATGGTGTAAGAATACTCCATAAAAATTCATAAGTAAAGCTTTTTTTCATAAAATTATTAATAAAATTATTAAACAATTTATTTACTTTGTTAAATTAATTGTATACAATAATCAAGTAAATAAACAAAAGGAAAAAATATGAGATATAAAAACATGAAAATAGAAGAGCTAGTTGAAATAATAAAGCCACAATATAAAAGTATTAGCAAAATTGCTTTAGCTTTAGATCTTACAAGAATACAACTTGATTATGCTATGAAAAAAAATAAGATGGAGTACTTAGCTCATATGAGACTTATTCGTTTAGTTATTAAACTCAATAAATAAAACTTACATAAATTAAAAAACATATAAGAATAATGTATTATACTTATTGTTATACAAGTGATAGAATATGGATATATAAGTGATAGGATATGGATATATAGCAATGTTATCTATTGGCTAGTTTCTCATGTTGAACATATCATTACTTTAGAGCTGTAACTCTGAAGTAATGGGCTAAACCTATAATTAATAGATTTCGTACTACTCTACTACTCTAATACATTATACCTTCACTTATATAGATGCTTACCCATAAAAGAAAGGTAAATATCTATAAATAAAAGTTTATAGATGATATTTGTATAGTTACTGATGAAAAAGCAATTAAGCCTAGTATACAGTATGCTATATTTATTTTACTCATAATATTATCTCCTAATCAATATAATAATATAAATAAAACTTACATAAATTAAAAAACATATAAGAATAATATATTATACTTATTGTTATACAAGTTATACAATAGACACATAAATTAATAAAAAGGTAAACAACAAAAAGGACAGTTAAGAAATGGAAAACAAAAATACTAATACAGAAAGTTGTCATCTAAGAATGACTAAAGGAATAAGATATCAGCTTAAACTAATTGCAGCAAAAGAAAATATTGATATGCAAGAAGCTTTGTTGATGATGATTAAGCAGTATGAATTAAACAATAAGAGCAAAAATATGTTATAATATACTTATCAAATTTATTGATAGCATTGAGTTGAGCCTTTGCTTTCATGTCAGTTTGGGGAGAAGTAATATTTTTTAATATTTACTTGCTCAACCTCCCCACTTCAATTGGAATATAAAATAATGATAGAAAGTAAATTAGAGGAAAGGGGTATTTTTATTCAATGGTCTGTCTTTAGAAATAAAGAAACTACATTGAGTGAAAAAGTATTATTCTTAGAAATAAATAATTTATCAATGTTGGATAAAGGTTGTATAGCATCAAATAGCCATTTTGCTGATACTTTAGGGGTAAAAAAAGAAGCTATTTCAAGGCTTATCTCATCACTAGAAAAAAAAGGGTATATTACTACTAAAATAGTTAATGGAACTAGAAATCATAGCAGAATAATAACTATTAACAAAATGTTATCAACCGATAACAAAATGTTATTTAGGGGTAAACAAAATGTTAATACCCCCTTAACAAATTGTTTAGAGACTAAAGAGAATAAAACAATTAATAAAACAATTAATAGAACAAGTAATAATAAAAGTAAACAAAAAGAATTATGCGAGAGAGTTATATCATATTTTAATTCTAAGACTGGTAAAAATATAAAAGCTATAGATAGTAACATCAAAATTATACAATCAAGACTTAATGAGAATGAATATACATTTGAAGACTTCAAGTATGTAATTGACATTAAATTTGCTGAATGGGTTAATGATATTAAGATGAGCAAGTATATACAGCCAAGCACGCTCTTTGGCAGAAAGTTTGATCAATATCTTAATCAAGATATAAATCATATACAACAAGCTCTTGAAAGTGGCTTAATATCTAATTACCAAGTTGAAAATGGCAAAGATATAAATGCTTTTTTTAATAAAGCAGATAATTCAATAAAAGGTTTAGATTATGTCAAATGATATAGCAGTTGAAAATAATATGAGCAAAGAGCAATTTTTTAAAAGTTGGTCTTTAGCATTAGAAATACTTGATAAAAAATTTAGCTCTGATGTTGCGGAGTTTTATTATGAAACATTCAAACATATATCATTTGATAAGTTTAATTTAGCAATAAAGGAAATATTAAGATATAAGAAATACCCAAGTATACCTTTGCCGAATGAAATATTTTTAGCATTAGGAATTGACAACAATGGTTTTGATGATTGTATTTAAGGAGAAAAATAAAATGGAAAGAGAACAAGTAAAGCTATTGCTTCAAAAAATAAATGTAGCTCATAATAAGTGCTATGATAAATTCACAAAAGATCAAAAAACTCAATTGATTGATATGTTTTTTTCACATCTTAAATATTATGATAATGATGATGTTGAAAAAGCTTTCTATAATTACGAGTCTGAAAATGAATATACCCCTAAACCTGCTCATTTGAGAAAAGAATTAAATTACATGAATGTAAAGAAAAAGCATTATATCAACGAAAGTAACCATGTTAAACATGATGACTTCGACAAGGTAAGTAGACAATCATTGCAAGATTTATTGTTTGATGAATATTGCCCAGTTTTGAAAATGAATATAATGAGTGTTGATGAAAACAAAAGAGATTTTATTTTGTTTAAGGCAAATTCTACTAGATTATCAACAATTGATTTATTAAATAATATTTGGGGGTATGTATCTGAAGTTAGTGATATATGCAATTACCATATACAAATAGCAATAAACTCACTTCGAGGATTTAAATTTACAGTTAAAGAGTTCATGACTGAGTTAATGAGTGCATATGAATTATCTGAGAAGCTAAAAGATGTTAATGTTATGAATAACTTAAAATCTGAATATATAAAATCTACTGTAAAATCATAAAAGGGATAAATATGAAACATGAAGAGCATTATATACAATCAACTTTTGTACAGTGGTTCAGGTTGAACCATAAAAGGCATATAGTATACGCAGTGCCTAATGGAGATAAAAGGTCGATGTTGACAGCTGTGAGGCTTAAAAAGGAGGGTGTATTGGCTGGTGTACCCGACTTGCATATATTACTTGATAATGGAAAAAGTTTTTTTTTAGAAATTAAAACCGAAAAAGGAAAATTGAATAAAAATCAAAAATCAACTATTTCAGAAATAGAAAAAAGAGGGTATGAAGTTTTAGTTTGTTATGGAATTGATGATATAATCAAGCAAGTTAATAATACTATTAATAATTATTTGCAAATATAAATATATTTTGTATATCGTAAATTAATTATCAACTTTTGCTATTTTTTTGGATAAAGTATCAATAAGCTTATATAAAGCTAAAGGTTGATTAATAATCTTCAAACCATACAAAGACTTACATATTGAATAAAAATTCGGTGAGGGTGCCTTAAAAGTTATTTAAAGTATATTCTTGATAGGTATTTTGATTGGATTTTTTATACAAAGGAATATTATGGGATAGAATTAAAGTGATTTACTAAAAATATGATAAGTTCAACTTTTGTTACTTTTTTTATTTTGGATAAATCGTTAAATCCTTCAAGATATTTAAAATCTTTTTCATAAAAAGATATTGTTAGATTTTTTTTCTTATGCTTATTTTCATTATCGTATTTTTTTGTTGCTCTTCTTTGAGCTTCTGATGTTTTCATTTTGTTTGTCATCTTTTATTTGTACTCTTTTTCTATACTATATTGATAATTAGTTTTTTCTTTATCAAGGTAATAATCTTTGTTATCGTAAAAATTAAAAAAATTAGATACTAATAATGCTACCCAAGTTAATGAACTAAACATTATTTGCAACCTTTTTAAATTCTCTTTGAACTATCAAATAAGCAACATCATTATCCATCATTTGATCATGAACTTTAATTAATTTCAAATCTTTTTTCACTTCTTCCACTGTTTGTCCAGTCGCAACTGGGTAGCAAGGTTCAACACAACTTAAAGTTTGATTGCTTATAGCAAATGCTAAAAAAATAGTTGTTAACATATTAATCCTTATTTTTGTATTTGATTAAAACTCTTCTATTTTGAATGCTTATTTCTGAATTAACTTGAAATAAGCTATAAAAAAATAATATTATAGCTATTGGCGATAAAATAAAACTACAAAAAGTTAGTAATATAGCCCATGCTAGTTTTTTTCTTCCAATGTAGAAACAATGACCTCCGAACATTCCAAAAAAATAAGCTAGTACCCAAGCCGTAGTTTTACTTTTCATTTCTTCTTTCATTAGTATCATATTTATATTTTCATTATTCATTATCTTTTTTAGCTAACTCAAGATTGCCATTATAGTATTTATCAAGATGGTATTGAGTAACTCCGTTTTCATTTGATTTTTGATTTTCTAAAAAATCTTTATAATTTTTAAATAATCTCATTTTTTTTGTCCTTTTTTATTTGAGTAGTTAAGTGTTTAATATAATCTATCGCAAGTACTTGCTGTTATTGCAGTTATAGCAGTCATAGCAGTCATAGCATTTATAGCATTTATAGCATTTATAGCAGAATTTGCAGTATTTGCATTTATAGCAGTATTTGCAGTTAAAGCAGTTAAAGCAGTAATTGCAATCATTGCAGTCTTTGCATTTACTGCAGTCTTTGCAGTTAAAGCAGTTAAAGCAGTTAAAACAATCAATGTTACTTTTATTGTCTTTTTTAGCTAAATTAAGATCGCCATCATAGTATTTATTAAGATGGGATTGAGTAACTCCATTCTCGCCTACATTTTTATTTTCTTTGTAATCTCTGTAATCTTTAAATACTCTCATTTTGCTTGTCCTTATTTTATTGGTTTTTTAAAAATTCTTTATATTCAGCCATTTTATACAAGCAATCTTCAAAAGTTCGTGCTGATTTTATTATAGAAAAACTCCCATCGCACTCATGATTTATTTTAATTATGCTAAATTCAGTATGATCATTTATATCGCCAATACTAAACCATACACCATTTATTGATATAATTTCCTCAATAGAATTATATCTTGATGGGTATTTCATTATTGTAGTTATATCTCTTCCAGATATTATTTGTATACATTTTTTAAATTCTTGGTAAGTTAGGTCTTGTTTAATTATTTTTTGAACCTTAGTTTCTTTGTTAATTAATGGTTTCAGATAATTGAATATTTTTACGAACTTTGTCTACTCTTATTTGGTTTTTTTACTAGCGTATGTTTTGTGATTTCTAAGTTTTTCATTTTATTTGTCCTTTTTGTTGATAACCCTTTGTTAAGGTATGAGGGTATTATATGACATGGCTTATATAAAATCAATAGTTTTTCTAAATTATTTTCTATAATTTTAAGAAATATATTAAAATGAGTAATTATTACTTACTTGTGATATAATGGTGACATATAAATAAAAGAATATAAAAAATGGATATAAAAGAAAAATTAGATTTTATTTTGAAACAAACTAATTGCAAAAACTTAAATCAATTAAGTATAAAAACCAAAATAGATTATCAAAATTTATATCGTGCTTTTGTAAAAAATAATGGTAATTTGCACTCATCATCATTACGAAAGATTATAAATTTAAGTAATGGTAAGCTAAGCACTTTAGATATATATGATATTAACAAATAAGGGTAAATAATGTTAAGTAAAATTGTACTAAAAAAAACTAGTGATAATTATTATGTTTATGAATATAATGAAGCTTTAAGATTATATAAGGATTATTGTAAAAATTATATGGACCTAAAAGTATTTTGTATGGATAATTTATTAACTCTAGAAAGTGGTGAAATATTGATAAAAACAATCCGTAAAAATATTACGGCAGATATGAAAAAAAATTTAAAAAGTATAAAAAGATAAACATCTTGTATATAATATCAATTATAAATAACTTTAATTATATATAATATGAAAAGAGGTAATCAAGGTGATGGCGGTGGAAGACCGATGAGGGTTCTTACTGATGAAGAAATTATAAAAGTTGAGGCTTTAGCATCTACGTTAACGATACCACAGCTAGCCGATTACTTAGGTATTGAAAAATCTTCTTTTTATAGTATATTAGAACGACAGCCAGATGTAAAAAGAAGCTATAAAAAGGGAAAGTCTTTTGTAATCAGTAATGTAGCCGATAATTTGGTATCAAAAGCTCAAGATGGTGATACAACGGCACAGATGTTTTTTTTAAAGACTCAGGCTGGTTGGAAAGAGTCTTGTGTTCGTATTAAAACTAAGCAATATAAAGATAGAAGCGATGATTTAATTTTGAAAGATATTATCTCGAGCTTACTTGATAATAAAGACAGTGATAGCGATATACATCTTGATAATCAAACACTCAATACAATTAATAACCTTATTAAAACTAAAAATGAGTTATCAGAGTTAAAAGACTTAAAAGAAAGACTTGATGCTTTAGAGGGTAAATAAATGGCAGATATACAATTGATAAATAGAGTATATAATTTGCTCGGAAGAAACCATCAAGATAGTTCTGTAAGCGATGAATGGGGTCAAATAATCAATGATACTATTGAAGCTAAATTAAAGATCATGCTTGAATCTAACACGTGGAGTTTTGCAATTAAATTTAAAGAGCTTGCTCAAAGTACATCTACCACGAATCCTGCATTTAAATATCAGTATCCACTGCCGATTGATTGCTTTAAAGTCCTTGAAGTATATAATCCATATACTCAAGATGGTATTGTTTCTATTTCAAATCCTATAGAACAATATCTATATGAAATTTTAGGTAATGATTTGTTTTCCGATACAGATTCTATATTGGTTAAATATAAAGTTGGTGATATAAGTATATCTGAACTATCACAATCATTTATTGACTCATTAGCGTATTTAGCTTCTAGTGAACTAGCAATGAATCTTCTAGAAAACGCACAACTTAGTCAAATGTTTTTATTCTCTTATGAAAAATATAAGTCAATAGCAAGATCTAATGACATACAGAATGGTAAAGGCAGGAATTTTAATTCTAATTTTCACAATAATGGTAGTTTACAATAATGGGCAATATCATACAGCAAGATAACTTTGGTATTGGTGAAGTTGATTCTCAATTATTTAACTATACATCGCAATCGCAACAATACCTACAAGCATTGTCTAAATGCGACAATATGTATATATCATCTCAACAACTACCACAAAAAAGACAATCGTTTAATTATATTAAACAGTATGAAAATATATCTATTGATAGTGAAATTTTAGCATTCAATCATTTTTCGTTTAGGTCAAAAGATAGCCTTTGGTATCAAGTAATATTAATTAATCAACAATCATCAGCAACAAATACAGATATATACTTAGTAAAGTTTTCCAATGATGATGTGCAAATACCTGTAGAGACTAAAAAGTTAACTACATTTTTAAATACTCAAGTGACTAATTTTGATATTACAGCTACGGATAACTATGTTGTATTAAGTAACCCTAGATACCACCCCCAAAAAATAGAGATTGATAGTGTAACTTTTGCTAATAGTAGCATTGCAGATATTAACTTCGCTGTCGTTCCAAGTATTGATTTCGGTGACATAGATTATTCTAATTATAACTTTGAACCTAAACAAAATAATGTATTTGGTGGTGCGATTGAAATAACTATCCCTACTGGAGGAGATGTTTTCACCAATGATTGGATAGGCGGTATGATATTCGGTCGTACAGGTGCAAGTGTTGAGCAACCTATTGGTTTTGGTATTATTAAATCAGTTGGAACACTAATTTCAGGCAGACAGATAATACTATTAACAGTACTGCAGGCATTTGGTAACAAAGACTTTAGCGAAGAGGGTCAGACATGGAGTGTTAGAAAGCCTATTTGGGGTGATAGGCTTAATGGTGATAAAGTATATCCATCATTCACTGCATTTTATCAAGGAAGATTGTGGTTTGCTAATACTCCTGACTTACCAATGGTAGTAGCTGGTTCAAAAGTAAATACCCCTAATGATTTTAATGTTAATAGTGGCGAAGATCCTGATGCGATTGTATATATATTGCAAAATTCAGAGGGTGGTGGAGTAAAACATATATTTGGTGGTGTAAACTTACATTTATTTACAGAGTCTCAACAACTAACAGTGATGAGTGGATACGATGTAGGAATTACCCCAGGCAATTTTAATCCACAACTCACGAGTAGTTACTCCTCTTCATTAATGAAGCCAATAAAATATAAAAACAATATATTTTTTATTACTTCTGATGGTAAAGCATTAGTGGAAATAATAGAGCAAGATAAATCTGTATCAGCAGGGATAATTTCTAGTAACTCACAGCACTTAATAAAGAACCCAATTAAAGCGGGTGTTTATGATATTGATAATAATCAAGATCAAATATTAGCACTATTAAATAGCGATGGTTCTATCTGCATATATTCAACAGCAGAGCAATTTCAAAACAAAGCGTTCTCACAGTTTAATATTTCCACTATTGGGAATGAGACTATAAAAGATTTAAGCGTATTGAATAATAGGTTGTATTTATTTTCTAATATAAATAATATGTTATCACCAACATCTATAAGCGACTTCGATTATGGCAAGGATGGAATAAATATTTCTGGTAAAGTAAATTTAGATTATGAATTGGGAATTATTAGCGTTGGAGAGATGTTTGGAGTTACTGTAGAGACTAATGTACTTGGCAATATTAACTATAATTATATTGGCGAATATCCAGCTATTTTAGATGCACAAACAGGTGATTTTTATATAAATATAGACCCTACAATTACGGGAAATATTAGAGTTGGTAAATCATTTATAGCAACTGTTAAAACTATGCCTTTGTTTAGTAGCCAATCAGGAAGTTTTAAAACTAGAAAAGTATCTCAAGCATGGTTACAATACTTTCAATCATTTAATTTTAAAGTTAATAATAAAAAAACTGGTTTAATATACTCTAATCAACTATCACCCCAATCACAATACCCACAATTATCTACAGACACTTATAGATTTAGTTTTGCACAAGGTTCTAAACAAGATTTTACAATAGAGGTTATTCAAGATACACCATACCCAGTTAATATACAAAAAATAGCATGGCTAATACAGGAGAATATTATAATATGAATAAATTTATTTCACAATATACGGCAAACGGGACTTTAAAAGAATTTGCATTTACATTTGACATAGTACAAGGTAGGTCGGTTAATGTTTATATAACTTTACCTAGTAATAGTGCTAATGAAGACAATGATTTGTTATCTATAAATTCTTATATTATAGAATTAACAAACCCTAATGCAGAATTGTCAAAAGGAAATATTGTATTTAATGTAGCTCCTGAAAATGGATCTATAATTACAATTACGCCTGATAATAATACAGATGTTACTGTTAGTTTTTCTAATACAACACCACTTGATCAAGATAATTTAAATAAAGCCTATAATCAGCAATCATCAACTATCAGTCAAGATAGTGAAAATTTCAGAGTATCATCACTTAGGTATAATATTAATGAGAATGAAGCTAATATAAGTTATAACAATAAACTTAAGCCTTTGTCGGATAAAGGGTTTTGGAGAAGATCAGGTAGTAATATTATATCTCAAGATTTTACATCTTTTGTAGAAGAGGTATCAGAAGAAGTAGCGGGTAGTGTCAAAAATCAGGTAAATGCTAGTGCATCTAATACTAATCTTACATCTGAACTAGCATCAAACGCAATTAACACACCAGTTAGTGGTGATATACTCAAAGTAGATAATGATGGTCAAATAATTGTAGATAAAACTCTATCTAATGTTATTTCATCATTGGCGGGGGCTTATTGGGCTAAAGATTGGGCGATATCAGAACTTCAAATTAATGATGATTACGGTAATAACGGTTTTAGTTCTAAATATTATGCAGCATTAGCTAATATAGCATCAACCGCTACAAGTGGTTTAATTGATGAGTTATATGTTTACGAACCAACGGCTACTAGCAAAATCGATTTAATAGAATATAAATCTAATCCCAATGAACCTTGGATAGATGTTTTAGAGAATAGTTTTACCGTGTATATTGATGGTAAAATGATACAATCACCATCAGCTTATTCAGAAAATGGTGGTTCAACTGGTGGTACATATTCTTATACTGTAGATATTAAACAAAATCCGACTTTAGCTAGTCCTAGTTCTATAACTATTTCGCCTAGTGTGCCAGCGAATACTCAAATACTCATATCAAGAGGAGTAGCACAAGGTGATTCAAGTACTATGTTTGCTACAGGGTCTAATTATAAAACTGATTCTCTTGATTCTAAGATACTAAATAGGGATGGGTCTAATCTTGATATTACCTCTGCAACATCCAAGGTACTAAATAGAAATTTAAGTAATATAGAAAATGATGGTATCAAGAATATATTAGATATATTAAAGCCTATCGGTAGTACAGAGATGATGTTAGATAATATTACCCCACCATTACAAGGAGTACTTGGAGTTAGTTGGCAAGTAATAGATTCAGGTCAAGCTTTAATGACTGGAACTACTGATACAGTTGGCACAATTTCAGGAGATAACCTATTAGATACTGGTTCAACTAATGGTCATGCTTTAAGTATAGCAGAAATGGCTATTCATGGACATGATGTGTATGCTCATAATTCTGGTGGTGGGTCACTTACAATAAATAATAATAATGGCAGTTCAACTAATGCTATTGCTGGTGTTGAACGAAGTGGATCATCTGGTGGTGGTCAACCTCACTCACATATTTTAAATGTTAAAAATATTAAAGTATTACTTTGGAAAAGGGTAAGTTAATTATGTTAGATAAAAACCAAAAGATACGCCTACAATCAAAATTATTTACATTATTTAACACTGTAGATGGTAAGGAGATACTAAGACTTTTAAAAGAGGATATGTTTACCAGTCATGATACAGCTACCGATAGGGATATATTTATTGATGAGGGAAGAAGAAGATTGATATCATATTTTGAAAATATTTTAATAAGCAAGCAAAAACAAGGTGATTAATATGTCAGATAACATAGAAAGTAATTTAAATAGTGGAAATACAGAGCAACAAGCTACAGATAAAATACTTGGCAGGTTTGAAAATCATAGTGAACTTGAGAAAGCTTATAAAGAGCTAGAATCATCATATAGTAAAAAAGAAAACTGGGAGAAAAAATATACTCAAGATTTATCAGTCCCTGAAAACTATATGCACAATGATGAAATTAAAGACATAGAAGAAGATTTCTTAAAGGATATAGCGCAAGAATCTAAAGAACTTGGTCTTAACCAATTGCAGTTTAATAAGTATGCTAAGAGTAAATACGATATTAAAACAAAACTTGAATCTGAAAGAGATGCTAACAAGTTTGAAATTAAAGAAAATATCAGTAAGTTTTTAAAAGAAGATATCGGATTAACAGATACCACTATTAATTTACTTAGTAAAAATGATGTTGAGATATATGAAAAAAGATATCAAGATAGTTTAAATACTAATAGCAATGTAAATAATTCTTATCATTCTTCAGATAAAGAAAAGTTAAAAAAAGAAGCTTATAGAGAATTAAAAGAAGCTGAAAGAAGCGGTAGTCATTTTGATAAAAACAAAGCATTTAAAAAATGGTCTTCATACTTATAAGGTATTAACATGAAAAATAAAAAAATGTTTACAGATGATGAATTACAAGATTTAAGTTTAAGATATCAATCAGCTTATAATATGAATGAAAGATTTATCAATCAAATTATTAGGGCAGTTAAGTTAGTATCTCCACTATCTGATGGTTTAAATGTATTGTATGGATATAATGATACTGGAAAAAATCTTAATATAAACATCCATAATTCTACTCCTAAATGGTGTTCAAATGCTAGGGCTAACAAATTACACAGTTTGTTGCTACCTATCAATAGAAGATGGGGTTCTGTTTACTCATCTGATCCAAAAACAGGTGAAAGCATTTATGAAGAAGAATATACAAATAAAATATTTGATGTAATAGATAAATCAAACTTGCATAGTATAGCTAAGTCATTTTTTCTTGATTTAAATATTGGGTGTGGAGCTATATGGATAGATAGCCCTAGTAAAGATAAACCTATAGTATTTAAGAATATCGCTGGTATGACACTAATGCCAGAATATAGTGATGACCCATATAGCACTAATGTTTGGTTTAAAAAAGTTATAAACTGGCGTGATTTAAATATTATCAATCCATCGGTTGCTAAAGATAAAGATAAAAATAAAGAATATCATATAACTTGTGGTTATATAGATATGAAAGATGAGATTGATAAATATTGTTATATTCAATTTTTAGATAACGATTTTAGCAATCCAATTAGTACCCATTTTTCACCATGGAGACAGTTAATACTTGTTAATGAAACACTAAGAGCAGGTGAATCTAGGGGGCAAGGAATAATACTTCAAATACTTGAGGACATAGAATATTTAAATGATATAACTGGCAAATTAAAGGGTTATATTAAATATGCTGCGAATCCTGATCTATTAGTTGGCGACAATATGCCGTTCAGCTTTGGGAGAGGCGGTGGCGGAAATATCTTTCCAACTGAATTAGTCGCAGATGGTAGAATGCCTGTGCAACCGATAGAGTGGCAACTCAGTATCCAAGCAGTTGAAGGAATGATACAAACGCTTGAGCAAAAGATAAGACAGTTCTTTAATGTTATGCCTCTCGGTATGCCTGAAAACACGCCTCATGCTACGGCTACAGAAGTTGGATATAGACAAGCCGATGAAGAAAGACAATCAATAGCTGATTTATCGCGTGTTGCCAATGAGACACTAGGTGGACTAATGAGGTCTATCTTTGATGTTTTAAAGCATAGAGGTATTATTGATGTTAAAGATTATAATTATGAGTTTAAGTTTGATAGCCCAGCAGTAGATATTCAAGCTCAAGATGATACAAACAGAATACTTCAATTATCTGAATTATCAACTCAAATACTAGGTCAAGGTGCATCAAATATATATATGGACCAGCAAGCTACATTTAATGCTTTAGCTAAAAACATAAAAGTATCTAATAGTATTTTGAATACTCCAGATAAGGTTAAAGCTATAACAGATGAAATTAATAAGCAGGCAGAGCAAGCACAAGGTATGCAACAGCAAATGCAATCACAAGCACCATCGCCTGCTGACCCTATGAATCCAACGCAATTAGGTCAATCTACAGATGTATCAGGACTTGGTATTTAATATATGATATAATATTTATTATAGCTAGGTTCATTACCGAAAAGCGAATTATCACCGCCTGCTATATTTCAAAAAGATATAATAACAAGGATAAATGTTATGTTTAAATTTCTAAAAGATAAAGAAAAGCAAAAAGAATTTGCACAAGTTACATTTAATATATGTTGTGTTATTGCGTTTTTTGTATTTATTGGTACTATCCATATTAGTTTTTATTAACATATGAATATTTCATCGCTTAAAAAAGCAATATCTCAAAAGGAAAAACAACTTAACAATGATATTGGAGAGTTTAAGTTTTTTAAAGATAAGTTCTGCACATATAACGGTAAACCAATAATTCCATATAAATTAAGGTCTTATCAGCAGAAAGATTTAATTGATTTCAAATCAATGAAACAACCAAAGATGTATTTACATTATCCTAGGCGTAGTGGTAAAGACACTTGGTGCTTTCCTGTTCTATTAGATTATGCTTTGGAGAATGTAGGTAATTATGCTTATATATTACCTGATAGAGAGCAAGCTTCTAAAGTCATATGGCGTGGTATGATAATTGACAGATCTGATAATATAGAAAATCCAGAAGTATTTAGATTTTTGGATATGATACCAAGCGATATGATAGTCAAAAAGAATGACCAAGAAAAAATTATAACTTTAAAAAATGGCTCGGTAATATATTTAGGTGGTGCTACTAGGCCAGATTCATTGCGAGGTATTAACTTGCGTGGTGTAGTATTTTCAGAATTTGGATTTTATCGTAGTTATGATGTTTACCAAGTTTTACAACCAGTTATCACACAATCTAAAGCATGGGTTTTAATCAATACAACGCCGAATGACTATAATTTTAGTTGGAGATTATTTAAGTCATTACAATATGATGATAGGTGGATTACTAGATTAGAAACAGTAGAAACATTGGTTGATGAAAATAACAATAGATATATTACTGATAAAGATGTAGAAGATTGTAAAATAGATGGTAATATGCCCGATTATATGGTTAAGAGGGAGTTTTACTGTGAGCCTTCTCTAAATTCTGATTGTTTATATTATGCTCATGAAATGAAAGCAATAGATGATGAAGATAGAATATGTGATGTACAAATAAAGCATAATCTCCCTATACATTTTGCTTTTGACTTGGGTAGTGATGCTACCCCTATTATAGGGTTTCAGGTTGAATTAGGTGGGACAATAAGAGTTGTTTTCTATCATACTCCTACAACAGAAGTTTACACATATGGTTGGTACTATACCTTAATTAAAGAATATACTTTAAAAAATAATGCCATAATGGGTAAGTGTATATTGCCTCACGATTCTGTTAAAAGGCAAGTTGGCGAAACTACTATTAGTACAGCCAAGCAATCATTTAAGGATGCAGGTGCTGATGTAGTGGTACTTAAAAGATGTAATAATAAAGATGCTTTAATAAACTTATCTAAAGTATATTTAAATAAAGCAATCATAGACAAAAAAGCAACTCATCTAACTGATTCTTTATCGGCTTATAGTCGAGAATATAACGATAAGGATAAGATTTTTGGTAAAAAACCTAAACATGATTGGGCTTGTCATGCTTCTGATTGTTGGCAATATGTATCTCAATCTATAGAAGAGGGCAATTTATCTGTAAGAAAAGTTAATCAATCTTATAAATGGGGTGGATAATGAGAGTAATTACGGAAAATGATGCCGATTTTAAAGAATATTATTTAAAATGCTTAGATATTGAGTATTTTGATACAGCTTTATTAGGTGAAACTATACCAGACATAGGTAGCATTATTATTATTGATAATGAAATATTAGGTTTGGCAATATCTTACAAAGTATCTGAACTTGATGATATTACATGGTGGACAGTTGCGTGGGCTTGTAAGCGAAAGAACTCTAAACAAATACTAAAAGTAGCAAAAGATACCATTAAAAGACATCCACCACAATCTAGGTTAGTTTCATATATTATGACAAGACACGAAAAAGATTATTTATTTTACAAAGCCTCTCTATTTCTTTCAAAAGTTTTAGGTTTTAAAGTTATAAATAATAATGAAATATGTGATATCATAGAATATAGAGTTTAATATAAATTAAGTATATTATGTCAGCAAAAAACAAAGCTACTCAATCAGCTAGAAAATCTAATGACTTATTACAACAACAAGTTGATACTCAAAGATTAGAGCAACAACAAAAAAAAGCTCAATTATCAGAGCAAGAATTTAATATTATTAAAGAACAATCTGGTATGAATTGGAATGCTAATGCCCCTACAGGAATACAACCATTATGATTACATTTAAAGAATGTGAATTATTAGAAGTTGAACAATATATAACTCCAATATGCAATTTGAAAGAATTAAGTAATTTATATGCTATATACCAAAATGACATCTTAATTGGTACATTTGGTTATATTTATACTCGTGCATTAGATGTCGATAGAATTATGGACTTAACGGTTGTCATCGACCCACAATACAGAAATAAAGGTTTATTTTCTATTATAGGTAAAATGATTATAGAAAAGTTTATTGTTGATAGTAGAAATAATAAAGTTTGGATATTAACTAAAATGTTGAACAGAATAAGTAAATTATTTTCTAAACATTTTTCTTTTGTTAATTTAAGGAAAGATGATTACTACTTGTATCATAATACTAATGATAATGAGTTAGCTAAAGTATTTGCTTATGAAACAATTAAATTATTAAATAAAGTAAAAGAGGTGTAATATGGCTTTTATGGCAATGATGGCTGGTGGTGGTGGAATGGCTACCATGGCTACAATATCAGCAATTAGTACTGTAGCAGGGACAATAGCTAGTACAATGAGTGCTATATCATCTGCTCAAGCACAAGAATCAGCTATTAATACTCAAACTCTTGAAAATGAGTATAAAATAACTAAACAAAAAAATGTAGAAATGCAAAATCTACATTTGCAACTTGCTCAAAATCAAATGCGTATAGGTATGAGAGGGTTGAGTGCTCAATCACCAACATTTAATGCTATACAAACTAATGAATTTAATAATACAGCTAAGTCATTAGAGCAAGGAACAGTAGCTTTAAAGATAAACAGTTTAAATCAACAATCAAAAGTAGCTAGTCTGCATAGTCAGCTTCATTATGCAATTGCAGGATCTGCTTTTGGTTTAGGAGCTAACTTAGCTAATACTGGTACGATGTATGAAAATATAAACAACCGTATACCGAGTCGCAATAATAGATACCAATAATATATGAGGTAAAATAATGGAAAAAGATAATGTTTCAGATGAAATCAAATCTACTCAAGCTTATCAAAATGGTGAAGCTATTGGGGATATGTGTATATCACAATCACTACTACAGAAACAAATTAACTTGAGTGTAGAAATAAACAAAGCAAGTGGTTTAATGAATAAAAACTTTTCAGCTTTAGGTGGTTAATATGTCTTTTGAAACATTTAATAAAATAAAATCTATATTAAGTCCATCACAACCCATTGTATCTACTCCAAAAAAAGATAATAATATTATTGAGAGTTCTGCGGAACAGACAATACAATCAGAACAATTAGAAGCTAATGTAGATAGTAATAATGCTAAGGTAGACCAAAGTATTGCTAGTAGTATATCAAGTATATCTAAAGATGTGATGCAGATAGGTAGTGAGTATAATACCAACTTATATTACAATATATTAAATCAAGCTAATACATCTCATAAATTAACAAATGAATTTATTAAAGAAAGTAATGACCCAGTAGCAATATCTTCCGCATCATCTGCTAACTCTTCTCAATTACTAGGTTTAAAAAAAGCTTCTGAAAACTTAACTAAACCACAGCAAGATTCTATAAATAATATATTAGATTTATATAGCCAATCTGCTTTACAAAGTGCAACAGTTAAAAATTCAAATATTTATGCTACAAATACGCTGAATACTGTTAGTAATGGTTTAACCCCACAAATTAATAGTTGGGAAACTCAATTAGAGAATGAAAAAGACCCAAAAAAAGTAAAGGAAATATTTGATCACATAACAGATACTACGCAAAAACTAGACGATATAAGACCTCATCTTACTACTGATAAGCAAAGAACTCATTTGGATGGTATTGTTCATCAAATGACCGCTACAGCATTAAGATATCATCAAGAACAGCCAACTATACCTAGTTTAAATTTATCTGATGCCTTGTTAGAGTCTAGTTCACAAACTATTGATCATGCAAAAGCATACTCTAAAGGTATAGAGGACACTTTTTATGGTGGAGACCCTAGACATGTATCTGCAGATGGGGTGAAATCAAACTATAATTTTAACTCTGCCTATAATGCTAATATACAAACTAAAATATTAACAAATTCGTTAGGAAATTCTATGAATTTGTCACAAGACATAGATTTGATGAGAAACTCTAATGACCCAGTAGCTAAGCAAGTTGGAAATTTAGCATTTAATCTTAAAAAGAAAGGGCAAGCTGGCCAATTAGCATATATTATGAGTCCTCTAATCAAAGAATCAGCAGATAAATTAAGCAATGCTACAACACTAGAAGAAAGACAGCAATACCAAGTAGATTACCAGCAAAACCTTAAAACTTGGATGACTAATAGGCAATTACCTGATAGTGCTTATGACCCATTACCAGAAAAAGAGAAAAACTTTATGAATGGCTTTGCTAATATGGATAATAATGACCCTAGTATTTTACCTCAAATGAATGCTAATGCTAATCATATATATAAAATAAGCGGTGATACTCACAAAACTATATTTGGTGGCAGTTGGGATGCTAATGCTCTTAGGAATGTAAGATTCCTTGAAGAGGATAAACATAATAATTTGTCTAACCCATCTGATGGAATTAACTTAATAAAATCATACTCCCCTGATGTTCAAAAACAGATGAATAATGATAATATTTTATTTCAAGAAGAATCAGATAAGAGTAAAACAAAGTATAAAAATTCTAATGGCAATGATTCGGCAATAACCAATTCAGGTGATTTGCTTAAATATGTTGCTGGTAATGCTGTAAGTGGCTTTAATATTGATAAATTAACTACTTTAACAGGAAATAGTAGAGAAAGCTTAATCCGTTCAGCACAAACTCAAATATATTTAAAAATGAAAGATGGGCAAAATTTAGATAGTGCCATTAATGATGTTAAAAATAGTAATATGCAAATGTTGATTAACCATCCTGTATATTCAGGTAATACAAGTTCAGGAGGAAAGTTTTCCATTAATACTGATGTTGCAACTACTCATGGTTTATCAGATGTAAACCAAGGTTCATATAAATCAATTTTCGAAACATTAACTGATAATCTTTATAAAAAAGCTATTCCTAGCGATAATTTATTACCACCATTAAGTGGTAATGATAAAGTTACTCAAAAATATAATTCCGGACAAATGGCAGAAAGAAATGAAAAGTATTTAGGTGATAAAGATGATTCATACATTTATAGCTCTAATGGTAGGATGTATATAAGATATGGTAGCGGAATTACTAAACTTATAAATTCTCATGATATTGCTGTAGCTATTGATTCTACAGAATATATAACACAACGACAAGAAGCAAAAAAAACTTATTCAGAAAAAGGCATATTACCTGATTCTTCTTCAATTTGGATGTAATTATGGAAGATAACATAAAAGACAATAATTCAGAGTTAGATTTTAATCAAGAAGACAGTAATGTTATCGGTGATTATGACAAAACTAACTTTGATGAGGTTCAAAGAAGGTTAGAACCTAACCCATTACAAAGACAATTAGATATTCCACAACGAAATTACTATGGCGGAACTCAAACAGGTTTGCTTGGTAGTGTCGGCGGTGGTATTAAAAGTGGTTTAGCTTCAGCAGGACAAGATATTTACAATGATGTTAAATGGATTGGACAAAATGTTTTTGGTGTTGAGCCAGATGAAAGCGGTTTCAATTTTGGAGATAGAATGGAGCTAGCTAAAATGAATGTGGCTTCAACTCACCCAAGCGAAGCAGTTATGTTTGGCACTCAATTTTTAGGTATGGCGGGATTAGCTGTAGCTTCTGCTCCTATAACAGAGGGTATTGCAGGTGCAGTAGGTCTTGAAAGGGCTATAGCATCTACAGCTAGTACAATAGGTAAAGTGTTAGGAGAAAGAGCTAGTGCAGGTGCTGTGGTAGATAGTGTTATTACAGAGGCAAATATTTTAAATGAAGCTAATATTGCTAAAGCTGTTACAAGTCCATCTCAAGGTTTAATTAGAAGATTTGCTAGTTATAGCGTTCCTTTATTACCATTTGAAACAGGAGCTAATATCACTTTTAACTCTAAAGGTGAGGCACATATGGACACTGTTGGGTTTTTAAAAGACACAGCATTAAATAGTATACCTTTTGGAGTTGTTGAGGGTGTAGGAGCTTTGTATCGTTCTACTGTATCTGCTGGTAGTGAAGTTACTAAGTCAATGGATAGGATTAATCAAATACATAAAGATAATCCTAATATGGATAGAAAAACATCACCATTAAAAACAGATACTCCTTTACATACTATTAGAGAAGAGTCTCAACCATTTTTAAATGAAGAATCTCAAAATGCTAGTACGCCTGATGAATTAATATCTTCCTCTTTTACGAAAGAAGAGCATAAACAAATTATAGACAATGTTTTAAATAAAAATAATAAGCAATCACCTGCTAGTCTTCATGCTGATATAAGATTAACTAACGAAGCTAATATAGAATATCATAATGCACTAACAAATTATTTAGATAACACTTCTAAAAGAAAATTAACACAAGCTATATTATCTAAACATGGTGTAATTCATAACGGTAAAATAGTTAGTCTTGCTGACCCAGTATCACAAGCAGAGTTATCTACTAATATAAAAGAATTAAGAACATTTTTTGATAAAAGCGGGCAAAGAAAGGTATTATTAACAGAAGCTTATAGAAATTTACCATACAACCAAAAAGCAGATGAGTTAGTTAAAAAATTATTTAAAACACATTCTTATTTAAATACTGGAGCAAAAAAACTAATAGATAAAGAAGATGCCTTTATAGGTGAACCAGTTAAGGGTGGATCTCAAATTGTGCATGACTATCCATTGTGGTACATGGAGATTAAAAGAGGTACGGAAGACTTACAAAGCCTAAAAGAACTTAATGCTATGTATGATAGTGGTTCTAAGCATGGTGCATTTTTAAAGTCGTTACAAGATGCTGGAGACAAGAAGTGGACTGATGATTATAGAAAGGGATTATATAACAATATTGATGACGCTATAGATAATCACATGAGTTTAGGAGATGCTGAAAGTTTAATAGATGATTATAAAAATAATAGAGGTATATTTGCCAACAAAGAATTTACTGAACAAGAAAGTGCCTTACATGATGAGGTTATGAATTCTATTAAAAATGATGAGCATAAATTTTTTGACGATAATGACCAAAATGTATATTTTACTAAGGTTTTAAAGAAAATGCAGGCAAATAAAGAAGCTTCGGAAGCTTATTTTGCTTGTTTACTAGGATAAATGATATGAAGTGTGGACTAGAAGCTCAAAAATTAGGATTAGATGCTAACGAACAAAGTATATTGGAATCTGAAATAGATAGTGGTATAAAAAATAATGAAAAACTACAGTCTCTAATAAAAGAGAATAAAGTTGCTCAAGAACAATTATCTAGTCTAAGACTAGAAAAAAGGGAAAGAGCATTAGTTGATAAAGGAACTATAGAAAGTTATCAAGAAGCTATAAATTCTCAAAAAGATATTTTAGATAAAGAAGAGCTAAAACAGCTAAAAGAAGATAACAAACAACGAAGAGCTGAAAGGTCTGAAAAGATACAAGACTATAACCAATCTATTAGGTCTTTAATGAATGCTAAAAAGTCTTTATTTGAGAAACAAAAAGAACTTAAAGGTTTTATAAAAGATACTCAATCTAATATGGTGAAAAAATATATTAGAGGTAATGCTGATGGTGTTAGAAAATCATTAGTATTACAGCAAATAGCTGATGGTAAGTTATCTCTTAAAGATATATTTGACCCCGCATACCAAACCCCTAATTCTTTAATGTCAATTAAACAAAGGTTAAAAAATACTATTGGTGATAACACTAGAGATCTAGTTGAAAATGCGTTAAAAAATCCCAATGACTATAATGATGCAGGTGTTAAAGCCTTACATGATAATTTAATTACTAAAA